AGCTGAACTTACTTTTGATAATTATCAAGAACTACTTCCGGCTAGTTTAGCTAGCCAGGTTGAAAAATTCTTACCTCCTGAAGGTTCTTTTGATGAAATTGTTTTACGTCGTTATGTACAGACAATTCGTGACTTTGAATTAGAAGATCCAAATAGCAATATGACATTAGCTAATCGACTCCGTTTAGCTTTTCAGGACATGTCTCCAGAAACTATTTGTAGTCGTTTTCCTAATGCTGATCTGCCTTTAAAAAGACGCTTACGTTGTGTTGCTGAATATTTAATACGTTCAGGTGAGTTTGACAAAGTAAAAGATGACAACGGAAAACTAGTTAAAAAACGTGGTATCTTGGGAAAGATGGTTGTAATTTACCAGCCTCTACCTAAGATGCTTTTAATATTACAAAAACAAAAACTTTTAAAAAATGGATAGACGAGAACAATTACTGTCCGCTGTATGTGGAAAAGATCTTGATAGTGCTAGTGCTCGCTATGCTGATGCCACTGTCAAAATTATTTTAGGAGATATGGGTCAAAAATATATGGAGTTCTGGAAACTTGAAGGCCCTGGTGCTATGTGTTACCAGCCAAACAACACAGACAAATCAGCGTTTTGGTTAACACTAGAAGAATTGCATTCTGCCCAAGAACAAGCTGAGCGTGATGACGATGGCAGTTTAGTTGAAACGTTTCGACGTATTTTAGAATCTGTTCAGCGTATTGACCCTACTGCTGGTGCTGGGTACATTATAAACGACCATGAAGGCATGCGTTACTTTTATATTGACTACAATAAAGAATCTGAGTAATGGGTTTAAAAAGGGGTAACGTACGATCAGAAGACTTTGAATGGGTATCCAATCGTGATTTGGTTGATTCTGCCCACCTCCTTATGGGCCAAATTGATCTCGATCCAGCTAGCTCTGCATTTGCTAACGATTACGTCGGAGCAAAACATTATTACACCCCAAAGGAAGATGGTTTAAACGAAGAAAAATGGTTTGGCAACGTCTACCTTTTTCCTCCTAGCCAATCTTATTTTTGGCATAAGAAAAGTCATCGTTGGAAAACGACCAGGGGTTTGTCACCTACCTTGACAGCAGGGCATGCTTTATGGTGGAGAACTTTAAAACGTAAATGGCTGGAAGGTGAAATAGAACAAGGTATTTATTTTTCTAATTTTATTGATATGACAATGTATTGCCAAGATATATTTGATCACCCTGTTTGTATCATGAAGGTGCGTCCCACTTTAATTCGTCATTATTATGCTGACGAAAAAGTAATGTCACGAAATACAGGGGCTAGCTTAATAGTTTATTTACAACCTAGAGACAATGTTGAGAAAGCTACACAAGAATTTGTGGATATTTATTCTGAAAAAGGACGCATAATTGTGTAGGATATTTAAAGTAAAAATTTATTATGTCTGTCTTAAGCGATAAAGAGATTGCAAAATTTGCAGCGGAAGGGATGATTACTCCTTTTCAAACCCAGCTAATTAGTAAAGAAAATGAAATTCCTATTCTTAGCTATGGACTTAGTTCCTATGGTTATGACATTCGTTTGTCACCTAAGCAGTGCCTTTTATTCGGGGGTGTCCAGCATGGAATGTGTGATGCTAAAAATTTCGACCCTGAAATTTTAAAAGAGACCGAACTACATGAAGACGAACGCGGTAAATATTTTATTATTCCACCCTTCGGCTACTGCTTGGGTGTTGCCATGGAGCATTTAAAGTTGCCCAGGGACGTTACTGTTGTTGCTGTAGGCAAAAGTACTTATGCTCGTTCTGGGATTATGGCTAATATTACTCCAGCAGAAGCTGGTTGGGAAGGGCATCTAACTCTAGAAATTAGTAATTGCACTCCATTGTTTAATAAAATCTATGCAAACGAAGGAATTTGTCAGCTTTTGTTCTATCAAGGAGAACCTTGTGAGGTTGATTACCAAATGCGAAAAGGAAAATATCAAAAACAACCATATGAAGTAGTCTTATCTAAGGTTTAAGCAAAACCTGTATAAGGTGTATACAATCGGTTTGTAGAAGACTGCGGTTTATTAGCGTAGTTTGTGGCTCCAGCTTTTCCAAAGGGGTCTCCTTCAATAAAAGCTGGGGTTTGTCCTTGTCTGTCTGTAAATGGTTGATCGTAATTCATCTTCTGCCGAAACTTTCCGGCTGATTTCTTTGCTCTCAAAAACTTTTCAACACGATTTTGCTGCTTCTCGTTGCGAATGTCCCCAGCATACGCAGTACGTTTCTCTTCATCATCTAAACGACGTATATCTACATCGTAAGCCCTCTCAGGATTCAGGTCTGTAACGTAACCACCTGAGGTGCCTGCCATTATTTTTACTCGCAATTATTATAGTTGAATTATAATTGAACTTAATTAATGAAAATAAACGAACATGGATTTCTTATCCTCTTTTATTAACGGTAGTGACGAGCTAAAAACTCGTTTAGCTACAGTTTCAGATTTTGGCCAAGAATTAGATAATGAAAATAATGACGTTCCAGTGTATGATCAATTTAATACTGGTATTGCGGTGACACAACAATCACGTCCTCGCACAAACCTTTCTATTGACCCAGGAGAGCTTGATCGATGCGGAGTAACGGGAACGATTCCGAGCGCGGAACAAGGTATTCAAATGGGGGCCATGCCACAACCGCGAACGTTGATGGTGGACATGGGAGACTTCGCACCAGAGGAGATGGAGATGGACGAGGAGATGCAACGCAAACTGAGAGCTGGTTTGAACCGCTAAGTAAAGAAGAAGAAAAGATGTTGCAAGATTGCCCTGGTGGTGTGTGTCCAGTGCCTTGGGCTGTTGATACCAGTGGAGAAGACTCCTTATCTAAAACAGAACAGTCTTCTTCCTGGGACACTTATCTCACTAAACACGAAGAAGTACTTAAAGAAATAAACAAAGATAATGTCAACCATCCTGCTCACTACACTGATGGTGGTATTGAATGTATCGAAGCCATTGAAGCGCAGCTAACGCCAGAAGAATATAGAGGATACCTAAAAGGTAACGTCGCCAAATATGTTTGGAGAGAACAACATAAAGGGGGTATTGAGTCATTGAAAAAAGCTCAATGGTATTTAACACGACTTATTAATATAGAATAAAAAATGTTTTAAATATTATGACAGTAACAACAAACGAACACGGCCAGCAAAACGTTTTTGCAAAAGAACCCATCATGGAGATCATGGAAAACACTACCCCTCATAATGAAAAAGCTGAAAAACTAAATGGTCGCTTGGCTATGTTAGGTATCATTGCTGCTCTTGGTGCTTATGCAACAACAGGACAACTCATTCCTGGTTTGTGGTAATATTTAATCTCGTTGACGCCAATCATCAGTTTTTTCTTGGCTAAACCACTCGACAATATCATCTGCACTTTTAAATTCAGTGCGATGATTTGTTGGGTCTGGATCACCCAGATCCAAGGCATTCATAAAACCATCTAGACTATTTGTTTTCATATCGGGATTATTAGCAACACGTCTTGCTTTACGCATTAATTCATTGGCTGAACGATTTGTTTTAGATAATTTTTCTGCCCATATCATGTCAGCCAGTTGAACTTCTTCTTTTTGTATAATCTTGTTACAAATAAATTCTAAGCGAAGCCGATATTTTGTAGATAACATACAAGTTCTTTTTCTTTTTTAATTATAGACTTTAAATTAGCCAAAAAAGGGCATCATTTCATCTTCGTCATCATCCTCTTGGCTGGACATTAGCGTCATTGCTAACTGAGCTAGTTCAATATCACTGGGAATATCAAACTCTAATTGGATATTTTCTGCTTGCATTAAATCCTTTACTGCTTGAATTTCTAAAAGACGTTGATGATATAGGTTTAATAACGCTATATACATCTGATCCCAAGTCAATTCTTTTGCTTCAAGCTCTGCCTTACGCAAAGCAAGTTGCAAATGCAATGGCAATTCAAAGTCTGTAGTAGAGGTTGATTCGCCCATGCTTTTAGTCTTTGCTTTACTTATTCTAGTGTATACAGTTATTTTTGGAATTCAAAAATGATACGTAAATCCTCTTCTGTTAATTCAAATTCTTTTTGATGTATAACATTAAATTTATTAGCAAACTCTGATAGTACATAAGGACTTATTTTTAGTTCAAGTTCTCTAATGGCAGCCACTTCCGTTGCTGAAGCTGTATAATCTCTGAACGCTTTTAATAGAATTTCACCTGTAGAGAGTTGGTGATTTAAAAATAAGTCAGCTTCTTGTCGTCTTCTTTCTAGTAAACCTCCTATTACTTCGTTTTCTCCATTAAAAATCCATTTTCCAAATTCTTGTGCTGCTTGCATGTAGTCTTCATTTTCACAGTGGTCAATAATAGAACTGTATAAAAAAGAATTCCAGCCTATCGAATGAATGAAAGATATTAAACTTTCTTTCATGTGGCCAACAAGACCTAAATTTAATTTGTCAAGTTCAGTTGCAATTACAGTAATTTCATGTAATAAATATTCCATTGCTTTTTCTTTTGTACAGCAATGACCTTGTTTGACTTGTAAACCATCAGGATAAAACTGTGTACCGTAACCTAGCGTATAAGGATCTTTTCCTGTTTCTAAATCAGGATAAGCTTTTTCATTAAAACCTTCAAAAGTTTTAATAATGAAAATTGCGTTCTGATAGCGATACATTAAAAGTCCTCATATCTCTATACTATATATTATTTTCCTTGTCCACGGGATTGTTTTCTTCCGTGATTAACTTTGGAGTGCTTACCTTGTCCTTGTCGTGTTTTTTTAGGACTAGCAACAACATACCCACCACCCTTTTTAATAGCCATTTTTAATTATTTACTTCACTAATAGTATCACTTTATTCAGACTCAAGGGAGGCTTCACAAAGCATACTAAACAAAAACGTTTTCATTTGATGATAATCTACTTGTTGTTCCGCAGGTCTTGCTGGAGATCCAGGCCAATACTCAATCGCATCACAAGTAGCATCATAAAGAATACGTAAACTTTTTGTATTAAACTCTGCTTGAATTATCATTACGTTTGCAGTAAGAAAGCTGTTCTATTAATTTCATCAGGCATTTGAGCATATAGATTATTTAATACACGTTGTGCTTCTGTTCTGCTTTTATTACTCTTGCTTATATCATTGAAGATTGGCGCATATCTACCAGCTATATTTTGTACCTCAGGAGTAAAAGCAACTAATTGTTTTGTCTGTTCTGGAACGTACTTTGCTAGTTTAGTTCCCAATACTTTTCTTACTCCATTATTTACCATTTGACTTTATGGCTCCAATACCGTGCACTCATTTTACCAGGCTTACTATCTTGTGCATTGTGTCTTGCATAGTATGACTTTTTACGTGCTTTGTCTTTGGCTGTCTGGGGATTTTTTCCGGCTCCTTTTACGCCCTGTTGACCAAAACGAACTATCTTTTCTTTTCCTTTCTCGCAAGCTTTTACAACATGAGACTTAGTTTTATGGCTAGGTGTTTTCTTAGGTTTATTGCATGCCATCTTATCTTTATTTAACTTAGCAGCTGTTGCTGCTTTTTTATGTTTTGCTGTCATTATTACTTAAAGAATGCAGTATATTCACTAATATAATCCCTACCAGCATCACTATAATAGTCTTCCTTTTCTTCTGGGAAAAGATTAAAGTAATCAGAACTTTCTTCTTGATCGTCATCTTTGTCTGAACTTGTACTAAAAAGATCGTCTTCGTCTCCAAACATGCTGCCTACTGTTGCAAGAGCTGCAAAAGGATCATCACTTATTGTTGATAATTCAAAGTCATTACTTAAACCTTTTTCTAATAACTCAAGATCTCCTCTATCAGCATCTGGCATAAAGTCTGCAAAGAACTCATCTTCTGTACCGCCATATCCTGAATTAGCAAACAAAGTAAATAAAGAACTCTGATCTTCTGGGTCAATATCTTTTTGATCTTCATCTCTTGAAATATAACTTACACCTAAACGCTCTTGTGTTGGTTTTAATTTTTTTTCATTTAAATACTTAATTGATTCACGCATTTCTTTTGCTGCTCCTGTCCTAGTTATATCAATAATGTAGTCTTTTAATTCATCTAAAGAAGCAGCTGCATCTAATCCAAATTGTTCTAAAATCTCTTTCCACTCAGGATTATTTTCAGTTGGATCAATACCTTTTAATAATTCATCAGCAAAGGCTTCTGGTGTTGTGAAGTCTGAAAAAACACCTGTTTCTAACTTGGCTTCACTTACTTTAGGTATAACTGTATTTATAATATAGCCTTGAATATCAGCATTACTAGTAACATCTTTGGCTGGATCATAAGCTCTACCTGAACCAATGGCATCATAATGTAAACGAGCAAATTGTTCTTTATCGTTTAAATCAAGACCGTATCTATAAGCATATTGTGCCCAGGTAACTCCCCCTGGTTTAGCTTCACTAGCAGTACCTTCGATAATAGAATTTGGATTTTCTCTGGCTGCTGCCCATTCAGCATCTAATGTTTCTTTTTGTGCTCTATATCTATCATCTTTAGCATCAGCAATCGAAGGATCAATAGCTGTTGTAGGATTCATATAAAAATCAGCATCAAAATTCCGATCACCAATTGCTTGTATTTGATTTAATTTTGCTCTTGAATAAGCACTTGCTACACTTTTTAATGCAGTCATTGCGTCTTCTGTTTGAAAAATATTTTGTTCGTCTTCATCTAACGTATCTAAATATGAAATAAACTCATCCATAGATTTAGATTGATCAAAACGTGGTTTTATAAAATCTTCAATAAAGGTGTTTCTAAATTCATCTTCAATTGTATATATACGTTTTATTTCTTCATCACTATTAGAAAGCAATTCAATTGTTGCGTCTTTTGTTAGCCCTGGATCTAAATCATATTTTTCTAATAAGCTAGTCCAGTTGCCGGGGTCTTTTATTTCTAGGGCTCTTTCAAGACTTAGTCCAGTAGCTAAATTATTATCTTTTAATAACTTACTCCATTCTTCTGGTTGTGTTTCTGGATCTAAAGATTCAATTTTTTCTTTGAAAGTATTCCACTTTTCGGTATCTAAAATAGGATCTAAATTTTCTATGTCAGCACTTAATTTACCTGTTACTTCTTCTAGTGTTTCATAACGTTCTAATAAAGTTTCATCAAACCATTTTTGCCAATTATAAACACTACTGTTATTAGAAATACCTGTAGCACCACTTAATTGGTTTTCAAGTGATTCAGTCATTTGATCGACGTTATATCCACCCATTGATAAGTATCCACCTATCCCGCTATCCCCTATAAGCGAATTAGCAATACTAGAATTTGCACCATAAATTTCATTAAACCCTGGT